AAGAAAGCTGCAGCAAAGAAGCCTGCACCCAAGAAAGCACCCGCTAAAAAGAAAACAACCACATCGCCAGCACCAAAAGGTAAGAAGTAATGATCAAGCGTCAAACAAGTTTTCCACAGCCCAAAGTGACTGATAGCCAAGTAAGCATCAAAGAGCAGGGCACCGTTAAGTACGCAAAGGCTGAGTCTGTTGCTACCCCCACAAAGTCGGCACCTTATGGTGCAGGACAGATGCGTGGGTTTGGTGCGGCTCTGCGCGGCAAGAAGTTCTCTGGCATTTTCTAGGGCGTTTAAATGGCTGAACCTAAGTATCGCACTATCAGAATACCCAAGCCGCGTTCTCGTGGCATTCGGGGGAAGATGGCGTTGCAGAGATGGCAGCGCAGTGGTGGCCGTCAGAAGCAAATACTTAATCCGAAGACGGGTAAGTACGAATCTGCTTTGGGCGGCGAAGCTGGTCAGCGACAGCTACAAAAGCTTTATCCTACCGACAAGGGTGCTGCTGCTGAAGAAAAGCGCGGTAAGCTGAAGAAAGAACAAGCTGATCGCAACATAGCTGGTGCAGCTGAAGCCAAGAAGAAAGCCGCCGCTCTTGCGGCCAAGCCAAAGCCGAAGTTCAAAAGAGATTCTAGGATTCTAGACTCTTTCAAATCGACGCCTCTTGCTAAAGCTGGCGACGGTAAAGTCACTTTTGATGACCAAACAGGCAAGTATGTCTTAGATGCCTTTGGCGCGAAAAAGTCGTACACCGCAGATGAACTAAAGAAAGAGATTACAAAGTCAAAAGAACCGAAGTTCAAAGATGACTCTAAACTTGTAGATGCTTTCAACAAAACTCCGCTAGGGAAGTCTGGTGATGGCAAGGTTACCTTTGATCCTAAAACAGGTAAGTACACTCTTGATGCGTTTGGTGCGAAGAAGTCTTACAGCGCGGATGAGTTAAACAAAGAGATTAAAGGGTTTAAGCAGCCCAAGGCTGCTCCAAAGCCTACTCCACCGCCTGCACCTGTTGCAAAAGCAAAACCTAAGCTTGCGCTTCCAAAAGCGACACGAGGCCGTGGCGAACCCGATATACCTCTGCCGCCAAAGACCCCTGCTGTCGCTGCAGAGCCACCACCGCCACCTAAGCGGGTAGTCCCAAAGGCGCGGCCTACACCTCCTACTGTTGCTGCAGAAGCACCGCCAACTAGAGGCGCTTTAACCCGTGGTGAACCTGAACCACCTAAGATCGCACCACCTGTTCGCATTACAGAGGCGAAGCCAAAGCCGCCAGCTTCATCATCTAATTTAGCCGAGCTCCCTGAGTTAGATCAGGTAAAGCTCAATGCTGTGCTGAAGGATTTAAAGAACAAAGTTTTATCTCCAGACTTCAAAACGCCTACACAATCTGAGATTGCAGAGGCTGTAACGAAGGCAACTGGCGGTAGGTACACACCTCCTGTTGCAAAAGCTGCCGAGCCTGAACCGCCGAAGGCAGAGTCTGTTGTGCCTGCATCAAAATCTATGGATGAAGAGTTTCTTAAAAGATACGAAAACAAATATACGCCTACAAGCGGTGGGCCAACCATTTTTGAAAATCCAAGCCCAATAATAGATGTCGCGGAGCCTGTTGATCCAGCGTCTACAGAAGCCATTACTGCACCTACACCAGCAGTTACACGAGTGCCAACGCCACAAGCGGTATTGGATGCTAATAAAGCTGCAGGCTCACCAGTTGCAGATGTTCTTGCTATTGCGAATGCAAAGAAGATTGGTGGCGATTTAAACGCAGATCAAATCCGAAGCCTTATCAACGAAGGCAAGATGGATCCAGACGATGATTTCTTTACCGATAAAGAAGGCATTTTTGGGGAGCCGGGTCTCAGGTACAACAAGGGAGTGCCTGAAACTGTTGTAGATCAGATAGTCCAAGATAGACAGCAAGCTGCAGCTGCTGCTCAACAAGCCTCTGGGCAAACAGGCCCCATATTTTCTGTGCCTGATCCACAAGCCAAGCCGCTTGAAGAAGTTGCACAGCAGCCTGTAGATGACGGTGGCGTTTTTATACCTATGCCTGGGCAAGATCCCCCGCCAAGAGATCCTGTGACAGAACCTACGCCTGAACCACCTCCACCTCCACAGTTTGTGAACATGGATCCAATGCAGGGGTTTAGAGAAACATACATTCCTACAAACGTACTAGGGCAGTCATATGACCCATCTGTGCGTGATGCGTATACACAGAAAATGATGCAAGCAGGTTCAAACATACAACAAGGCGGCTATCCAATGTTTAAGACGCCTACATCTGCGATACCGCAAACGCAGTTTGGTGGGTATGGAGCTCCTATGCCGATTGCACCTTTGATGCCTTACGCAGGATTAGCAGCGCCTCAACCACCGCAATTTGCTAGTGGCGCGATTGTTAATCCGGGTACAGGAGAGCCAATGCCTATTATGTCAGCACCACCAATGCCGAGGAACCCAATTACATAAATGGATTCAATAGCTCTCGCTTCTTACATGATGAAGAAGTTTGAACAATATGAGCAGGGCATTGTGGATTACACAACGTCAGGCAACCTCAAGACGATGGAGGATTACAGATTCGCAATGGGTGAGTTATCAATGCTTCGCACCCTGCGTGACGAAATAAAAGAAGCGTTGCAGATTGAAGGAGACCCTCTCGATGAGTGATCTAGCAGTAGATTCCATCGCAGCAAAACCGTCCGTAACGGACGCATATGTGAGCGAGACAGAAAAAGTCTTAGACCCCACCGTGTTAGACAAATCTTTGGTTGAAAGAATGCCAGACCCTTCTGGATGGAGACTTTTAGTTCTTCCATACAAAGGCAAAGGCGTGACAGATGGCGGCATACAACTTCTTGAGTCCACTGTGAGCAAGGAGAACTTGGCTACATCTGTGTGTTATGTCATGAAAGTCGGCCCATTGGCTTATCAAGATTACGATAAGTTTGGTGGAGAGCCATGGTGCAAGGAAGGCGATTGGGTGCTTATCGGTAGATATGCAGGCGCTCGCTTCTCCCTGGAAGACGATCATGAGGTTCGCATCATCAATGACGATGAAGTGATTGGCACAATTCTTAATCCAGATGACATCAAGTCTGCATAGGTGAAACATGAGCGAAGAAACATTGAGCGAAGCGTTATCTAAGCTAGATAGCGACGAAGATATAAATCGGGCTGCGCTGCCACCAGGCCGCAGAGTTGAAGACGAAGTCCAAGAAGAAGATGCAATCATTGAGTTTTCTGAAGAGGAAGCTGATGATCTTGCACCTGTCACAGATGATGCCGTCCAAGAAGACTTTGAAACTGCAGAACCCAACACAGAAGAAGAGCTTTCTGAAGTTGAGGTAAAAGCAAGAACTGCCCAGAACAGAATCAACCAAGCTGTAAAGCAAGCTAAAGAGTATCAGCGTCGTGAGTTACAGGCGTTGCAATACGCCAAAGAGATCAAAGAGCAGAATGATGCTTTAGCTTCTCAACTCAAAACCACGCAAACCTCTAGTGCTGAACAGAATCTACGGATTCAAGAAAACTACAGCCAAGAGATGGAAAATCGTGTTGATACGCAAGCTACGGCTGCAAAGCGTAACTTAAAAACTGCGTATGAATCAGGTGATCCAGAAGCCATGGCTGATGCACAGCAGATGCTTGCTCGAGCAGAGGCTGATCGAAATGCGCTTGCAAAGTATCGGCAAGATTTGTCGGAATACAAAGTGCAATATGACGCATGGCTTGAAGGGCAGAATCAACAAGCAAGCCAAGAGCAAAGCTTTGAAGAACTTCAGCGCGAACAAGGTCTTACTAACCCTGTTTACGGACAACAAAATCAACCCGTCTACGAAGAGCCGTCTGTGCGAGCACAGGAGTGGGCTACGAGTAACGAATGGTTTGGATCAGATTCTGTGATGACAAATGTAGCATTTGCCATACACAATGAATTGCAGGGTAGTGGAATTGACTTAGAGTCTGATGAATACTACTCTCAGATAGATAGACGTATGAGGGAAGAACTTCCTCATAAGTTTCCCGCAGGAGGCAATACAACAACCGTCCAAAAAGTTGTCTCCAATACGCGCATAGCAGGAAGTGGACGCAATCAAAATAATCGTCAAGTTAAACTTAGCCCTACTGAACAGCAGCTTGCTAGGAAATTAGGGGTTCCGTTTAAAGAGTACGCAAAACAGAAGATGAGGCTAGAACGATCATGAACGAAGAAAATACAACAGCAGGTTCAAATAGAACCCCACGGGGTGCTTCTTCACGGTCTTCAAAGACTGCAAGAAAACCATGGACGCCGCCTCAAGTATTGGAAACTCCAGATGCTCCCGATGGAATGCAGTATCGTTGGGTGAGAACCCACATACGCGGTGAAGCAGATAAAACTAACGTGCACATGCGCTTTCGTGAGGGGTACGAACCTGTACATCCAAGCGAAGTTCAAGGCTATGAACTGCCAGTTATCGATGAAGGTAACCATGCAGGAACAGTCGGTGTCGGTGGTTTGATGCTAACTAAGATTCCAGAAGAGACAGTGGAAGAGCGAAATGCTTATTTCGCGCGACAGACTGATCAACAGATGAATGCTGTTGATAATGACCTGATGCGTGATGAACACCCTGCAATGCCAATTTCAAAAGAAAGAAAGACGCAGGTATCTTTTGGCCGAGGCAACAAATCGTAGCCTCATTTTGATTGTGTTTAACTAGGAGATTCAAAAATGGCAAACCAAGATGCCGCTTTTGGTATGCGTCCAGTTCGTATGGTGGGCGGTGCTCCCTATACTGGCGGACAAAGCCGATACCGAATCGCCGCTAACTATGGCACTGCTATCTTTCAAGGAGATATGGTTGCCCAAGTTACAGGTGGTACGGTAGAAGTACACGCTGACGGAGGCACTGTGCCTATCGTTGGTGTATTCAACGGTTGCATGTACACCGATCCCACGACAAGTGAGCAAGTGTTCAGCAACTTCTACCCTGCAAGCACTAATGCTTCAGATATCATCGCATTCATCATTGATGACCCGATGGTTGTATTTGAAATACAAGCTGATGCTGCGTTCCCGATTGCTGATCTCTTCGGCAACTTCGATATCGTATACACCAGCGCAGGTAGCACGGTTACTGGTATTTCAGGTGCAGAATTGAAAGTTGCTGATGGCGGAACTGCCACCACTCTTTCAATTAAAGCGATTGATATTTCTGGTGATCCAGAAAACTCAGACGTAGCCACAGCAAATACCAACGTGCTTGTTGTAATCCAAAACCACGTATTCGGCGTCAAAGGCGCTGGCTTAGCATAGGAGGCTAAATAATGGCTATTTCAAGAGCACAGTTAGCCAAAGAGCTTGAGCCAGGACTCAACGCTTTATTTGGCATGGAATACGCTCGTTATGAAAACGAGCATGCTGAGATCTTTGAAACTGAATCTTCTGACCGCGCGTTTGAAGAAGAAGTTCTGATCGTAGGCTTTGGTAACGCACGCGATAAATCTGAAGGACAAAGTGTCGGTTACGACTCTGCGTCTGAAGGCTTTACTGCACGTTATACGCACGAGACAGTGGCGCTGGCCTTTGCGCTCACCGAGGAAGCGGTTGAAGATAATTTGTATGACCGCCTTGGCGCGCGTTATACGAAGGCTTTGGCTCGCAGCATGGCACACACCAAGCA